AGATCTTTTTCAAGTGTCAATTTCCGTAGACTGTGTAGTGTTATCATTTTTTGTTTCTGCAGGTTTGTTCATTATTGTACCTGCTAAATCTTTTCTTTTGTTATCTAACTCTACACCTATTTTAGTTGCTAATGTAGATTTAAATTGTTTTTCTGCTTCAATGTTATCATTACTCGCTATAGCGTCAATCATATTTTTAGTTGAAGTTGTCATTATCTTCTCCTTCTTCTTCACCATTTTCTGGTGGTTGTTGTTCAGCTTCTGCTTCTTGAGCTGCAGCTTCTGCTTCTTCTTTTTCTTGTGCTTCTTTTTCTATTTTCGCTTTCTCTAATCTAATTTGTTCTTCACTCATTTTAAGTATTCGTTTCATTACATAATCCTCTGAATAATACTTACCAACCATTTCATTACTTTTCAGGTCAGCAAATACTAACATACGGTCCTTAAGCATTTCACTTTCTTTAATTTCTGCAAAGTAACCATCATTTACATAATCGTATTTAATAGATTGCGATAAACTATTATCCCAATCTTCAATAGTAATAACACCTTTAAGAATGAGTTGTGTTTTTAATATATCGTGAAATAAAGCATTAAATCTGTTTCGCAGTCGGTGTACAAACTTGGAAAACTTCAATTCATCTCTATTGATTTCTGTTGCCCGACCCATATTAAAACTGCCTTCAGCTTCTAAGCGTGAAACAGGTACATTCAATGATTGATATAATTTCTTTTGGAAATATTTTATATCATCAATTTCACCTAGGTTTGAACCACCTGGTAAAGTTGTTATTTCTGTTCCTCTCCCACCTTCACGCCTAGGTAACCAAAAGTCCTCCAACATAGACATATATTGTCTATCATCTCTAATCTCTCCTGTTGAAGCGTCATAAACAAGTTTATTTCTATACCTGTTCATTACATCTTTTAAATATTGTTCAGCTTTTACCTTTGGTAAATTACCTACATCAATATAAAAAATTCTTCTCTCTGGTGCTCTACTAATACGGTAGATAACAACAGCATCCTCAATCATCCGTAATTGATTGACCGGTTTAATTGCTTTATGTAAATATGATAATATCATATTTTTTTGTTGGTCAACTAAACCAGATGGACAAAAGGCAATAGCGTCTTTTGCTATTTTCAAACCTTGACTTGTTGCTGCTAAACCAGGATTTACACCCTTTTCATTATAAACAAAAAATTCCTCAAACTCTACTGCATCCGGTTTATTAGGATCATACGGTGTATATTCCTTAACTAATTCTTTTGCTTGTCTTACTTTTTTAATTTTTCTTGGATCAATATATCGTAATTCAATTATTCCCTCTTTAACTTTTTTAGGATCAATTACTTTATGATATACTATTCGTCCATCAACATACCATCTACGAAAGATGTCATGTCCTTTTTGTTCAAACTCCATAAGAGAAAGAACAGTTTTAAACTCATCTGCTATTTTACTTTTAACTCCATCACTAAACGGAACAGTACTCATATTAAGACGGATAACCTCTTGGTTATCATCAATCACAATCGCTTCATTAATAATATCTTCAACTGCCATATCACATTCAGGCTGTATTGCAACTTCCCTATACCTGCGAATAGCATCTGATTCATTATTAACAACACCTTCAATATCTAAATATTGACCACCAAAACCACCCATAATGGTTTGGGTACCATCATCAGCCGTTGGTGCTGTAAATGATTGACTGGTTGCCTTAACCGGTTTTCTTTTTATCTCAAATCCAAAGATTTCTGCCACTACTAACTCCTTTTTACTATATTTAGGGCGCCTAAAAAGACGCCCTATTATTCACAACTTATGTTGTAGTGTTACTTTCCCAATATTGATATCTCCAAGTACACTCAAAAGTTTCAAGTGCTGTTACTTGGTCCATGTTTAAGTCAACTTGACCTACGATACTTGGCCACATACCTCTAAAAGTATAACTTTTAATTGTATTACCATTTCTATCTAGGTGGTCAACAAAAGCATCCACTTGATAATCAACAGGATTGTTTAATCCTTCGTTATCAGAATGGTTGTTGATACCATTTGACCATCTTTCAATAGCATTTCTGATACCCATATCAGTATCATTAATGATAGTAGTACTCCAAGTTTGGAATGTTCTATCACCCGCCATGTAGATTGGTCTACCACGGAAATTTACTGTTAATTCACCTAACTCACTAGTAGGTAGTATAGTAGCAGAGCATAAGAATGCCATACTTTCTGTTTCACCACCTACGGCTGCATAACCAGGAAAAGGTAAAGTTACCTTAAACTGATTCTGTCTAGCTCCACCGCCTTTAAGTTTAGAGATAAAGTCTGATACATTTGCCATTTTTTATTCTCCTCTCCTATGCGCCTGCTACTTCTGAAAAGGCAACGCCTGTTCTAGTAGCAATAAAGTTAAGTTTAATGAAGTTAATAGAACGATTTGGCTTAACATAAATGTCCGCCACAAATTCGTTCCTGTCTATAACTTCGCCAGTATTATTTGTTTCATCACATATTACTGAAAAGTCTGTGATACCTCGTCTGCCTTGTACATCTCTCAAAAACGGTTCTATCAAGTTTCTAAATCCTGCTCTTGTGAACTCATCATTGAACTCAAAGAGTTGGAATTTAGCCGCTGTAGAAATCGCTTTTTCAAGAACAATGAAAAGTCTCCTTACATTAATTCTATCAAATGCACTTGGTTTTGCCTGTGCTGTTTTATCGCCATACAACAAAGTTCCTTGTCCAGGAAATGTAACAACAGGATTTACTCTTGCTTTGTACAAATCATCTCTTTGTGTTTGGTTAGGATTAAATGCAAGTTTTACAGCACCACGGATTTGTCCTCTACTGTAACCAGCAGGTGAATACCATGGGTCTGAAACTACATCTGTTCTAGCACATAGTCCAGCAATATCTCCACAAAGTGGAACATGGCGGTATACATCATTGTATTTGTCGTACATATATTTGTAACCGCTATCAATTACTGCATATGAACTTGAAGCAAGTCCGTCAGCAAAAAGTTTAACATTAGCTGTAGCAGAAATTGGATCAGAAACATTTACAACATCTGCTCTCGCAGGTGAAATGAATGCTACACAATCTTTTCTTCCTTCAGCAATATCAATCACTTTAGTAGCGTGGGTGTCACCTGTTGCATCAGCAGCAGTTAATCCCCCACCTTGTGATGGTCCGCCAATAATAAAGTTTACATCAACTGTTTCAGCATCAGCAAATTTATCATATGCTAACGCCATTTCTCCCAAAGTTGGTTCTACATCATCTGTTCCAGCTGCAAGTGAAGCAGAATAGACAGAAAACGCATTTGTGCCTTGTTGGTCGAATGTTTGTCCAGTTTTTGTGTTACCAGCATTTGCTAATGTTCCTTCATGATCCATCCAGTAAATATGTTCTGAATTTCTATAAAGCACATCAACATAATAGTTACTCGCACCTTGAGCCGTTTTAGCGTCTGAAGCTTGCGATAAACCTTCGTGTCTTTCTAATATAGTGCCTGATGTACCTGTGATACCGCCATCTTCATCAACTACTACAATATGCAATTCATCAAGTGAACCGCCAGCATTGGATACATCATCCGTTGTTGTAGGTGCTTGTGAAAAATTGAAGTAGTATTCCCAATATCTTTTAACTTTTGCATTATCGACCACAGCGTGTCGTAATCCACCTGTTAGTGTTTTACCAGAAGCAGGATCGAATCTTGCGATTGTTAGGACATGGGTAGCGATAGAAGATACTTTGTAATAGTGTCCAGAAGGCGCAGCTGTATAATCAGCAGCACTTCCAAACTCTAAAATATCTCCTGCTTGCAATAGAGAGCCATCATCAACGGTGATAGTTGTATCGCCAATAGCCGCCGAAGCGTCATTGACAATATTACCACCCATTTGGTCCCCTCCAAAAGCAGTTGCGTTGGTACACATAGACACTTTTAAGTTGTTTCCCCAAGTTCCTGGTTCTCTAGCAGCCCAGCTGCCAACAGATCCAGCTCCAGAGGAGTAATTATCTAGGTAGTCTGTTGTATTTTTAATTAATACTCCAGAACTAACACCTGCATTTACGCAGCCTGTAGTTGCTCGAACTACCCTTAAAGCATTTCCGTACTGTAAAAAGTTGGTTGCACTAAAAAAGTATTCATATGTAGCAGCAGTTGGTTTCCCAAATACTCTTACATACTCATTTTCACTTGAAACCGTTACGATTTCGTCCATCGGCCCTCTCTCACTAGCAACCCCAATTGCACCAATAGAGGTGCTAACTGCAGGAATTACATTAGTAAGGTCTTTTTCCGTAACGAGAACGCCTGGTGATACTAAAAAAGCCATCTTTTGTTCTCCTTAATTGTTAAATTTGTTATTTATTAACAACAATATTTATAATACCCACATTTTAGAGTCCGTGTTTGTATTTTACTGGTGTCCAGGTTGTTCCATACGGATCTTTAAAAGGTTCTTCTTCTGGTGGCGTAATACCATCATCCACAAAACCAAAAGGTGCCATATCTTGGTCCATTGCGTCCTGTTGTTCATCAACTAATCTTGCTCGTATATCTTGGTCTGTTAACTCTTTAAAATATGTTTG